ACTCACTAACGGATTGGTATTCGGATTCTTTTTCCACCATTTCTCAAGTTCATCCCGATTGAAGATCCAACCATTCTTCTCTCCGATCCGAATCACACGGTCACCCTGTTTGAACTCGTCTCCAGTGAAGATGTCTGAAGGTTCAAGCTCGGATTTCTTAACATCAAACACTACCTCAACAATCGGAGCGGGCGGAACATAATCGTAATAGGCATAAGTATTATTGAACTCCACAAGTCCCTGATCGCGCCCGTTCTTGTCTTTGACATCCTTAAACGTGCCTCGTTCACCATTCGCCGATCTGGATACAAAGGTGCCCGTGTACGGGATCAAAGGGTCGTATCCATAGCCCCCGGGAAATCTAAATGCAAGATCACCGATCGTATAGGTTCGTCCTTCAACGATATCCTTGAACAGCATTATTATACGCTCTGAATAAATTCCCAGTTCAGGTAGTCACAGATCTTCTTCCAGATCTGATCGTGGGCAATCAGGCGGTCCCGGGACTTCAATAGAGGAAAGAAGACCTTATATTCATCCAAGTCCAGCAACTCAAAGAACTTGTACAGGATATATGAATAACTCAGAAAGTTGGTCCTGTCGTTGGGACAATAGAGCAGAAACGGAGCCTGAATCTCCTGAAACATTGCACGAACCTTTTCCTCGATTTCCGGGGTGATGGTAGGTGGAGGATTTCCATTCAACCGGCTCAGTATGTGAGCACGGTGCTCGTAGTACTTGGATCGCCCCAGCTTCTTTAGAATCTGACGTATGTCTTCCTCCGACAGGTCAGCAATATTATCAATGCGACGCTTCTTGATCTCAAGAATGACCTCATTCATAACCTCTTCGGGAATAATGGTGGATTCCTTCGCTTGGAATTGATTAAGGATCTCATTCAGATGATTAATCTTTTTGTAGGCGTAATTGTTCCTCTCCTTTGGGGGATCACGGAACGATGGGAAATCCGATACAACCAACGCATACTCCTCCGACCCGCAACTCGGACACACAAGAATGCCTTCCGAACTGATCTCTTCCCGCGCAGTGTTGCACGCGACACAATGTTCCGTCAGCAACTGAGTGGCTTCAGGTCCGTTCGTGAGCTTCATACGAGTGACATACTCGTCGAACATCTGCTTCTTCGATAATCCTGTGTCCGTCATGGGCACATTTGCGACAAAGAATTTAAGGAACGTATTGGCATCTTTTGGGAGTGGAGCGGATGGCGCAGATGTCGCATCCTGTTTTCCATAATAGTCAAGTAAGATATCCATGTTTTTCATATAGTACTCCTCCACCGGATTGGACTGAGCAAGTTCCTGTTCTATCTCGCGAATCTGCGAATCCACGTGCGAACACCTCACAATGTCTGTGATTTCATTGGAGGCACTTAAAACTTCCCGCTGACTTTGAAGTTCAGCAATCCGGGCTTTTAGTTCCTCCTGCTTAGCACCCGAATCCCGCAAACCCTGTACCTGTTCCTGATGGACAGAGTCCAGCGTCCCCATTGACGATCCGCTCGTCCCCACGTCCCTGGTTTTCCGAATTCGGAACACGTCCATTTACAAACTCTTCAGTCTGCTTCCTGAAGACCGGATTTGTCAACATGCAGGGGCGTTGGCGTTTTAGTGCCACGAAGGTAGGTTCATATGGCATGTTGTAATGTGTCGTAATATAGGTCAGCGCCAAGAAGGCAGAGCGATTAATCCCACACTGACAATGGACAAAGACAGTTCCTGATCCAGGTGCACGCAAAAAAGCCGTCAATGTCTCTTCAAATGTAGAATACCAATCCAAAATGTTAGAGTGGAGAGTATCGTGGGCACTCAGACATGCGTATCGGGTTGGAAATGTATTTTTGAACCAGACGGGAGAGTCCTCGGGAAATGCACAGTTAATGACATGCGTAATCCCATATTTACGTGAAAAACCCTGTGACAACATCTCGCCTGCTCCGACTAAGATGCGCGGGTAAAACCATGCGGGTGGTTGCTGTAGATATACAGGTCGGAGGAACATTACTTCTTTAAGCCTACTTGTCTTTAACCGAAACGTTCGCGCATCTCTGAATACGTCATTGGAGTATTCTTATGCTCTTCCCATGCCTTAAACTGATCTTGAAGGCTCATATCTTTCGGAAGTGCCAGAAACTTCAGTCGTGCAACCTCTGACTCTAATGCTTCAATACGCTCCTCAAGCTCAATGATTTTGACTTCCAGTACCATGTATAGATTTGCGGTCGATGCGTTATTCATCTTTACTGTATACATCATACTCATTGAGATACATTTCCATTTTCTCCGGAGAGATGTGACCTGCATCAAGGTATCTCAAAAGAGTTTTTAGGTCAAGTTTCGGCATCGGAGCTTCAACAACCCCGCCTGAATGTTCACGATGAATCTGCTGTAGACCTGACAACTTTCGGAAGTAATGGTTGACCCAATGAAATGCCATCTGATGTGGCTTGCCTCTTGCAAGAGCTCCATGATAGGAGATCCCTGTTCTCTTCACAAGTCCTTCCTCAGTCAACCGAGTGACAATGAACATTGACCGACGGGGATCGGGTGTATCAAATACATCGTAATGATGATCGGAGGAAATCCTCTGAAACTCTCGGACCAGTTCTGGAAGAATCTTTTTTACAGCTTTGAAATTGTAAAAACCGTAATAAATGTCCTGACTTGAAAGATCGCAGTTCAGGACATCATAAATATATACGCTACATGCGTTGCAATGTTGAGGTGTTGTCATTAGTACTTTACCAGGAAGTCTCCTTCCTAAGCATGCGATCCTGGATGCTCTCATCATCATCTGTAACAGGAAGCTCTGCAGACTGCTCTTCCTCGGGATTGTTGATAACCCGTGGAACGAACTTTACCTGCATTGCAATGTGTGAATATCCAGAATATTCAACTGTAATCTTGACATGACCAACATGCTCCTCAAGACGCTGGATGATTCCGTAATCACTGATCAGCTTATATTTATCAATATCATCAACCTCAGGATCATTACAAGTCACATACCGAGGAATGTTAGGAATATGAAGGACAGGCGGCTTACGATTGAAGAGAGCCTTTGCAAATACCTTTACTGGGCCCGCTGACTCGATATAGCCGAGAAACTCATTAAAGACTTGAGAACCCACATTCCTATGATAATCATTTCCGCGATTGATAGATGCCATAATGTACTTGCACTCGGAGTTGTTGATGAGAGGCATTTGTCTTACAGTTACAGCTTCAGTGTAGATCCATTTTAGCCGAGGAAGCTCAACAGGAACACGTTCAGCAGATGTGACACAACAACTGCTGCGGCACCCAGAACACCTGCACCCTGCCAGGACACAACGCCACCCGATGTGTATGCATTCGGGATGTATCGGAGCAGAAGATCACGAGGAGCCGACAATGACAAGATCACCGTAGCCAAAAAGAAGGAGATGTACAGAGTCAGATTGGCCCACATCATCCGCATCATAGGGAGAGATGGCTTGAAAGAAGGCGCCATCTGTGTGCGCTGGATATGGTCCGAACCAGACACGCCGTGCATGGGAGGCAAAGATTGTGGGAGCTGGGGCGAAGGAAGTAGGGCGTCCAGGGAAGTTGAATCGTCCATTGTTTATGAAGGAGACGGGATTTCACAAGTTGCATCTTCCACGCGATATTTGTAGCATTTTCCATCTACCTTGACCGTCTTATCTTCAACATCCTCCAGGGGCACTCCAAGAATGCGATACGTGGCGTAGTTACGGTGAAACAGGAGTACGGAGATCCCAAGCCCGATGATAAAAGAGAAAAAGGGACCCGCACGTTCAAGTGATTTTGTGATGTCTAGCATTACTTCTTGTTGAGACTTGCGAGTAGATTGAAGGAATCGGCTTCAGCTCCACATGGAACTTCAATCGCATGGGTCCGAACGCATCCTGTATCTGTATGGAAGATGTCCTTATCATGGGGAGATGGAACGGCGATTTGTTGGCGCGTTGGCGGAACGATAATGCACGCAATCAACATTCCCACGATGATCCCCGCTACAATCCAGAGGAGATGGAACATTATACTACAGCGGGAACAACTTTCGCGGGCTTCAGTTCCATATATTTAAAATATGCGAGTGCAACCGGTGTCGTGATCAATCCAGAGTAGGGGATGAGAATCGCCAACCCTGTCAGCACATATGCGAGGATCAGCTTGTTTTGAAGAACAAAGAGCCGATACGGCGCAACAATGCTAAAAACCCAAAGCAGGGTCATTATGATCGTAAGTGCGATCTTGCCGAACTGCATCAAGATTTCCCATGTTCCGCCTGAAAAGGTCTCGGGCATTTTGAAGGGAGCCACTGCTGGCTTTTCACCCATCTTCACCTTCTGTCCATCGGGGACTGCAATTACCTTTTCCACTCCATTTGCATCAATGATTGTAAGAGTCAAACGGCGTCCCGTGACAATGTTTGCAGAGGATTGGGCTTCGGCAACCTTTCGTTGAAGAGCACTGGACTCAAGTTGATTCTTTTGAAAGTCAATACACTTTTTGTCCTGTGCATTTCCACCACAAAGCTTAACGGCATCTTCATTAATCTGTGTCTTCTCAGAATCATCAAGTGATACAGTCTTGGATCCGGACAACAAGTCAACTGCTGGAACAATGGTATTGTCTGCAACCAGATCCAAATAGCCATCCTTTGCCTTTTCAATCATTGACTTGGTAATATCAGTTGTGGATTTTTCATCTCCCCAGGTGGCACTCTTAATTGTGATGCTCATTATTAGTTAGCGAATACGAAATTCGCAAGACCGCTTACGATACGAAGGAAGTTGATTGACTCAACATACACACCTAGATTATACGTGTAGGCAAAGATAACACTATCTCCATTCGTGTTGCGAACCACAGAGACAATACTGTCCGGGGGATACAGCAGAAGTCCCGTCTTAGGATCCGTCAGTAGAAGCTGAGCAGCCGTGACAATCACTGGATTAGGACTGAAGACCGTTGACTTCAGAACGCAGACGGTTGACTGAGATGCCACTCCCTGAGCGGTAGGAAGAGGCTGTTGAAGCCCCAGACGCAAGATCACCTTGTTAAACATGCTTCCATTGATTGCTCCACTGGGCTGATACATATCGTTATTCAGGGCAAATGAGTACATGTACACACCAGGTATCACAGGTGAATCTCCAGTGGTATGCTTGTACATCTGAAGAAGGGAGAAGTATCCGTTCGGCTTCACGGCAAATCGCTCCTTGCCATCCAACAAAATCTGTCCGGTTACGATCGGGTCACGGGGATACACCGAGCTAATTTGTAGCTGACCGCTCGAGTACATAAATGTCTGTGACTCAGTTGAGTTTGTGATAGACGAAAAGACATCATTTGCCACTCCGGTTGAGGTAAATGGGGCCACGTTGGGATTATCCCAGTTTGTGTAGTTATCCCAATCATTGATCAGAATCTTATCCGATCGCTGAGTGGACCATACAATACGAGTGACCAAATTGAAGAAAGGAATCTCAATATCCGAATTACCACCATACTGTCCTGGATTGTTAACAAAAGTAACTGTCTTCACTAAGAATGTCTGATCAGCGGTGGCTAACTGAGCCATCTCCATCTCCGTAAGGTAGATGAAATTACCCTCCAAATATGGATCGGGGAAAAATGTCGTTAAGGACGGATTGCTAATTCCTCCAGTCACAAGGGGTGGTGATAGAAATCTACCAATGCCATCATTCGAACGAATACGCTGTCCATATGTAGGACTCGCAGGGGCTACATCAATTACAGTATAAAGCTGGTTGAGTGGGCGAAAGGTTACATTGATGTACACATCCGAGTTCTGCATAGACACAAGAGGAAGTGCCATTCCTGGGTTCTCAGCAAACCAGAAATGTAGAGGAATAATCAACTGGCGAGACCGAATAGATGGTTCCGGAACCTTCGTATTTGGAATTCCTCCAGGTTGATTCAGAGGTGTCACTGCATGAGGGTATTGTCCGAGGCGTCCATACGCATTTGCCGGGTCCTTGAGCTCAGGAATATTACCAACCATCTGGTCAACGATTGCGCGCTTGTTAGGATCGTGAGTCAGATACGAGTAAAACTTAAGCCACTCACCTGTGAGTCTCTGAAGAACCACGCCGTTTGCAGTGATCTCAACGTAATCAATCAAGTTATAGCCAATATTTTCAATCCATTTGAATTCGTATCCAATTGAATTTGAACGTTGGTCATATCCAGCCGGCGGGAGGATATTGTATCCAAGATAGGAGAGGGGCGACCAAATATCGGGTAGGGTCAACAAAAGATAGGTATCGTGAAGCAACTGCGCATACCGGTCAATACGGCATGAAATCGTCCTCGTTGTCGTTGGCGAAAACTCAAGATTTGAAGCGGTAAATGTCATTCGGATTGACTCCATGGCGAAGTTTGTGTGGCGCCGATACACAGCGCGAAAATGCGTCATAGAGGGGCTCCCGTGGACAAGTTCATTCTGTGCTCCAATAGCAACCAGCTGGAGGAGTGCACCTGGCATTATTAGTATCTACAAAGAAGGGTTTAGACCAGATATGTCGTAGCCGATGTATTCGTCGGAACGCAGCAGAGCGATGTAAAGGTTTTTCCAAGTGTAGCGGGACCGTTTGTATTGATACCAACGCCTCCGACAAACATATCATACCTATCAGACTTATTGGCGATGACACCAATGTATTGGGTGTTGTCGCGGCGCTTCTGTGGTGGCTGAGCGACAGCCAGCGACTTCGCAATGATCTGGCGCTTCATTTGAGTCAAGTAATCTTGTGCCGAATTGACCTGCATTTGTGATTTATACGGGAAAAGAGTATCACAGTAAATGAGGTTCGTTCTCGTTAGCACACATGTGGACCAGACAACAGGCTATTCAAAAGTAGTCATTAATCTTCTGAAGCAACTGAGCACTCTAGCTCCAAAGGTGAAGACTTATCACTTTGGATTTCAGCGTCACCCGAGTAGGGGTAATCTTCGTAAGGTTCCGGATGGAGTCGTGGCGTATGATGCGGCTGCAAATGAGGACCCGAAGGAGGAGGGATTCGGATTCAACAAGATTCACGAGTATCTGGAGATGGTCAATCCTGACATCGTAATGATCTACAACGATCCTTTGATCATCCACCGGTTCATTGAGGCGATGAAGTTCAAGAAGGGGGAGTCTCCTTACAAACTTTGGCTGTATGTGGATCAGGTATATGAGGGAATTGCCCCTCCTTTGATTGAGACGATGAAGAACAACGCTGACCGCATCTACTGCTTCACAAAGTACTGGGCAGATGTCTTTTTCAAGTATGGAACATTCCCAGATGTTCGCGTTCTGGAGAATGCAGTGGATACATCCTTCTTTTCAAAGCTTCCAGTGTCTGCTCGTAGAACGATCCGAACATCTATGAATCTGGCATCCGATTCTATCCTGATGGTCAATGCAAATCGCAACACACAGCGTAAGCGTCACGATCTTGCAATTATGGGATTTGTAGAACTCCTCCGCCGTGATCCTAAGAAGCCCTATCACTTGATGATTGTCACTGGTCTGAATGGTCAGCAGGGCGCCTACTACGATATAAATCGTGTCTACCAGACAGAGCTCACACGTCATGGACTAGATCCTAAGGTGATGGCCACTCGTCTTATGATGGTGGATACGTCAGCAAAACCCGTTCCAGACTCTGCAATTAATGATATCTACAACGCAGCCGACATTGGTATCAATGTGTCCGACGGCGAGGGATTTGGTCTCTGTCAAATTGAGCACCTCTATACAGGAGCCCCTCAGATTGTAACGGATATTGGAACTTATCGCGCCTTCATGGATGAGAGCGTGTGCACGTTCATTCCTCCAGAGGATCGCACATATTTTCCAGGAACGATGCCCCTGGGTCTTTGGGCACCTACGTTTGACTACAAGAAGGTTGCCGATGCAATGGAGTCAGCAATCAAGACACTTCCCGAGAAGAAGGCGGCTGCATCGTCATATGAATTCAAGACATGGGATTCGGTATGCGCTAACTGGCTCTCCGATATTAGAGCAGAAATCGAATCGAAGTAGGGCTGATCAGCTCGCCCATTCGCAGTAAGCGCTGATTATCATCCCATGCGGGTCCATCAAAAATCTCCTTAGAATCAGGATCCAAGATCAGCGACATTCCCTTTACCAGAACCTTCTGAAGACGGCGATGTTTCCGAGATGTATTGCGGAGCACGGTCTCATCCAACTCTTCATTCTTGATGTTTGGCTTGAATGCCAGATCTTCACCCGTTGTTGTGCTGTCAAATCGCATACAGGATACAACCGGTCTCTCCTTGG